TGTTTATAACCCTGGAATGCCAGGAGAGGGTCTTAGGAAAAGCAATTTTTATTCACAACTTGCAAATTTTGACGCTGTTCCAGATGATCAAGCAGAGCAATTACAGAAAGATCTTGTATTTTATGGTGGGAAAAAAGCTAAAGTAGAAAAAGATGGTAAAATATATCAAGATAGATTAATGCGATATGTTGGTGATTTACCTAAGTTAGCAAAAGAATTGAGGGCTGCTAATAAACCATTTGACGTTGCGGCTTCTAGGGTAAAGCCAAAAAGCATACAACCCATGACAATAGCACCCACTAGTTCTATTTCGTTACCTACAGGTGTATCAAAATTTTTTAACAGGAATAAATAATTTAATTTAATAAAATGAAAAAGCTACTATATATTTTAGCTTTTCTTTTTTTGAGTATTACAAATGCTCAACATAAACTTTCTATATCTAATCATTTTAAATTACCAGAGAGTTATAAAAGAATTGCAACAACAGATTACCATAAATGGTTAATTAATAAAAAAATTAAAGTAGAAGAAGTTAAAACCTATGACGGCTACTCCATAGATGGCTTGGGTAAATATTATGCAGCTGTATTTGATTACAATATAGGTAAAAGAGATTTACACCAATGTGCAGACGCAGCAATGTATTTTAAAGCATGGTATTATTTCGACAAGGGTAGCATAAATAAAATTGTGTTTACTTTCACTGATGGTACAAAATATAGTTATAGTGACTTTTTGAAAAAAAAGAAACTGGATAATACGTTTAAAAGTTTTAACAAGTATATGACTATCATATGGTCTTATGCTGGAACTTGGTCTATAAATGAGTACGATACAGTTCATGTGCCTATAAACAATGTTTCCGCCGGCGATATATTCGTTATCGGAGGATTTCCGGGTCACGCAGTAACTGTTGTAGATGTAATAGAAAACGAATGTGGAGATAAGAAAATAATGCTATCACAAAGTTTTATGCCTGCGCAAGACCATCATATATTATTAAACCCAGAAAGCAACAGTGTTTGGTTTAATATAAACGAAGTGCACAATACAGGGTTTGGCTTCGCGGAAGACAACTTAAAAAGATTTAAAATATAATGAAAAAAATTTGGCAGTGGCTAACTGGTAATGTAATAAAAGAAGTTGGCCAAGTTTTAGATAACCTTACAACTACTAAAGAGGAGAAGCTAGAAGCTCAGCGATTAATAACTGAGATATTAGAAAAAGCCGATAAAGAAGCTCAAGAGCAGGTTACAGCAAGGTGGGAGTCAGATATGAAGTCTGATTCGTTTTTATCAAAAAACATTCGCCCTCTGGTATTAATATACTTAACAGTTATATTTACTGTTTGTGCTTTTTTTGACGGTAACATAGGTCAGTTTAAAATATCCGAAGAATACATACCAATTTTTCAAACATTACTAGTTACAGTATACGGAGCTTATTTTGTAGGTAGAACTTGGGAAAAAGCTAAAAGTATAGGTAATAATAAAAATGAATAAAAATTTAAATTAAATCAAATGGCAAAAATTAAACAAAACGAATTAGAAAAGATTCAAGAGCAACAAAAAGAATTAAATGGATTAGCTAGAGATATAGGTGTGTTAGAAGCACAAAAGCATAATCTATTACATAGCTTTGCAACAACTTCTAAAGAAGTAGAAGAGTTCAAGATAGAGCTTGAAAAAGAATACGGTCAGGTTAACATTAATATGCAGACCGGAGAATACTCAGAAATAGCTGAAGATGAATAATATAAGAAAAATCAGTATTGGTGCTGATTATAAAAATGAAGCTATGCACTATTCTGTGAAGCAACAGGTTTATGGAGGGCATGAAATATCAAATATATTATTTGATGAAGCTGATCATTCTTATAATATTTATATTACAAAAAACAAAGAGGTAATGCCGTGGAAGAAATTCAATTCTAACATGGCTATATCTGTTGAGTATGATTTAGAATATTAATGAAAAGCATTTATAAGTTTATTGTAAAGCCTGTATCAAAACGTTATAACAACGAAAAGAAAATAGGTGACAATAGCCTCTTACTAAATAATAATATAGAAAGCTTTCGTCACGTTAGTAAAGAAGCTGTGGTTGTAGAAACACCATTGGCTTTTAAAACAAATATAAAGCCTGGAGATAAAGTGATTATACATCACAATATATTTAGAAGGTTTTATGACATGCGTGGTAAGGAAAAAAATAGTAGCACGTATTTTAAAGATGATATGTACTTTGTTGGGATAGATCAAATTTACATGCACCAGTTTGAAAATGAATGGCTACCAAATCTAAACTATTGTTTTGTAAAACCAATAAAAGAAAACAGCTCATATTCGATAGATAAAGAGCAAAAGCATATTGGTATATTAAAATATGGAAATAAAGCGTTAGAAGCACTCCAAATCAATCCAGATGACTTAGTTGGATTTAAACCTTTTGGGGAGTTTGAATTTATTATAGATAATGAGCGCTTGTATTGTATGAAATCAAATGATATTGTAATTAAGTATGAGCGTAAAGGAAACGAAGAAGAGTATAATCCTAGCTGGGCGTAGAGCAGTTGAAGAATTAATAAAAGTAGCTAAAGAAGCTATTGTTGATTCAGATGATGATATATCAGCAGATAGATTAAAAAATGCAGCAGCAACAAAAAAGTTAGCTATATTTGATGCGTTTGAAATTCTGAATAGAATAGAAGAGGAACAGGCTTTACTAGATGGAGCGAATAAGGACACAAGAGCAAAGTCTTTCAAAGGTTTTGCGGAAGGTAGATCTAAGTAATGTACGAGCAAAGTTTATATAAAATTTTACCGGACTATATTAAGCCGAGCGTAATTAAAAAAAATAACCGTTATAAAAAATGGCAGTATGGCTATAACAAGGAGTATGATGTTGTAGTTATAAGTAAGACTGGGCAAATAGGAGAAGTATACGAAATACAAAATTTAAAGATTGCTTTACCAAAAGAAGATAACGTTCACGCTTCTAAAAAAGATAAATGGGAAAAGCTTGAGTACCCAAAAGAGCTCAGCAAAATAAAAAGCGTATTCGAGTGGAACACTAAGCCCGAGTATTTTAAAGACGAATACTATGATTACATCGATCAAGAATTTAATCGCAGATCGCATGGATTTTGGTTCTATAATAAGGGCGTGGCTACTTACATTACTGGTACTCACTATATGTTCTTGCAGTGGTCCAAAATTGATGTTGGGGCAGCAGACTATAGGGAAGCAAACAGATTATTCTTTATATTCTGGGAAGCTTGTAAAGCAGATGTACGTTGTTACGGAATGTGCTATCTTAAGAACAGACGGTCAGGGTTTTCTTTCATGGCCTCAGGCGAAACGGTTAATCAAGCTACAATATCCACAGACTCCAGATTCGGAATTTTATCAAAGTCTGGTTCAGATGCGAAAAAGATGTTTACTGATAAAGTGGTACCCATCTCGGTTAATTATCCCTTCTTCTTCAAACCAATCCAGGACGGTATGGACAGGCCGAAGACGGAACTTGCCTATAGAGTCCCAGCCTCGAAGCTTACCCGTAAGAAACTCGACGAGGGTGTTGCCTCAGAGGAGAAACAGGGTCTCGATACCACGATCGACTGGAAGAACACCGGGGACAACTCGTACGATGGTGAAAAATTAAAACTATTAGTCCACGATGAAAGTGGTAAATGGGAAAGACCTGACAATATACTAAACAATTGGAGAGTAACTAAAACCTGTTTACGTTTAGGTGCTAGAATTGTAGGTAAGTGTATGATGGGATCTACATCTAACGCTTTAGAAAAAGGAGGAGGAAACTTTAAAAAACTTTACTATGCTTCCGATGTTACAGAAAGAAACCGTAATGGGCAGACTAGCTCAGGATTATATTCTTTGTTCATACCTATGGAATGGAACTACGAAGGATTCATTGACGCTTATGGCACACCTGTATTCGATACGCCAGAAAAAGATATTGAAGGACCTTACGGAGAGGCAATAGATCAAGGAGTTGTAGAGCATTGGCAAAACGAGGTTGATGGTTTAAAAAATGATCAAGACGGATTGAATGAATACTATAGACAGTTTCCAAGAACAGAGCAACACGCTTTTAGGGATGAAGCTAAAGAGTCTTTATTTAATTTGACTAAAATATATCAACAAGTAGATTATAACGAAGATTTAAGAAATACAAACGTAGTAACACGTGGTAGCTTCCATTGGGAAAACGGAGTTAAGGATACACAAGTGCAATTCTCTCCTAATAAAGATGGTAGATTTTTAATATCTTGGATACCTAATAAAAACCAACAAAACCGTGTAATATTAAAAAATGGTATGAAGTTTCCGGGTAATGAGCATATAGGAGCGTTTGGTTGTGACTCATACGATATATCAGGAACAACAGACGGTAAAGGTTCTAAAGGTGCTTTGCACGGATTAACTAAATTTAGTATGGAGGATGCTCCAGCAAACTCATTCTTTTTAGAATATATATCTAGACCACAAACGGCAGACATATTTTTTGAAGATGTTTTAATGGCTTGTATATTTTACGGAATGCCTATATTAGCGGAAAACAATAAACCAAGACTTTTATATTATTTTAAACGTAGGGGTTACAGAGGATTTTCAATGAATAGGCCTGATAAGCTTTTAAACAAACTATCTGTTACAGAAAGAGAAATAGGTGGGATGCCTAACTCTTCTGAAGACATTAAGCAAGCTCACGCTGCTGCAATTGAAAGTTATATAGAAGATCACGTAGGGTTACAATCAGATGGATCTTATGGTTCATTATAT